CTCCCAAAATAACCAGGTCGTCAACATAACGAATATAGTGTTTTATCCCCAATTTCTCTTTAATAAAATGATCAAGATCCTGAAGATAATAATTCGCAAACCATTGACTGCTGTAGTTTCCAATTGGTAAGCCAGTTTCAGAACTTTCGATAATAGTGTCAATTAGTCGTAATGTTTTATTGTCTTTCAAAATTCTTCGAAACATATTTTTTAATAATTGCTGGTCAATAGACGGATAGAATTTGGAAATATCCATTTTTAGGCAATATTTTGTCCCCTTATAATCCAAATCAAGAGCATTTCTTAATAGTTTTTGTCCATAACTAGATCCACGCCCAGGTACTGATCCACAATTATTTACATACATACCGCGCATAAACAAAGGCTCCAAAACCAGTATCAATGCCCAGTGGATAATTTGATCCGGATAAAACCTAGGTTTATAGATCGTTCTTTCTTTTTTACTGGTCCCATCATAAATATTTTTGATGCTGTAAGGGGACGGCAAATAAGATTCACTTAATAACATTTCCTGAATCTTATTTGCGTAATGATTCAAATTTGTGATTACAAGTTTTACGTGCGTTCGATCGCGTTTTCCCAATGAGGCTTTCAATATAGCCCTTTTGATATTTTCAATCTCACAAATTTTTGAATATAAAAATCCTGTTCTTTTCATAGTTTCCTCATTAGCCTCAAGGTCTTTCGACAATTGCTACTAAACCCTGCTCTTTACGGCTTAATTTTTGCCAAGCGGCATGGAAGATAAGGTGCAAAATAAAATATTTAATACTAATGAATAGACGCGCCCCGATGTTCACGTTCGCATTCGACGACGTGTTGTTCAGGTTCCAGTACCAAGGACCGGCATTACCGCCGTTGTTCCAGTTCCCGCCAACATGGGCAACCACGCACCCTAAATCCCAAAAATTTTTTATAATAACCTCACTTTCTCTGAATTTCCTAACACCTAACACCTAAAACCTAAAACCTATTTGGAGGGGATCCTCCAAACCTCCCTAAAGAGGTTTTTTGAGGAGACGCGCCCCGACGTCCACGCTCGCAAACGACGACGCGTAGTACAGGAACCAGCACCAAGGACCGGCACTACCGCCGCTGATCCAGTACCCGCCAACAAGGGCAACTCGTTGCCCGGAAGCCTGGTAGTAATAATCTTTGTAGAAATTCGAACTCACATCAACCGGGAATTCAGCAAACGGAAACAGTGGATCAAAACCCATATATTTGACATAATTATTTGCGTTTGCATTCAGATACCCTAGCTGTTCATATGGACTTGCAAACACGTTACTGGCATAACTGGTTGCATTTTTGCACACCCACGCACGAAAATCCGTCACATTAACCCCATCCACAAACTGCCAGACAGATCCCCAAACATTTTCGATCCCTCGGTATATCATCGGAGATTTACCATTGTTATTTAACAATAACGATCCTGAACTGGCAGCAACCCCGGAGCTAAATCCGGATTTCCAGCCTATGTTGTAAAGATAATTCCCGATCGCAATATTGACTGCAGCACCATCAAACGTTATTGCCTTATTACTAGCATCGTACACATCAATGCTCGTAATCAGCCTACCGTAGAAAACCTGGTTTCCTCCCTGGCTCGTACCAATAGCAATTGGCTGACCAACAGCATAAAGTGCAGCATTTGCGTTTGATACCACAATTCGATTGACGGAATTTTCAGTAACCGTTGCCAGGTGCGTCGCTGTATATTGCCCGGTTGTCCACCCCTGCATTTTGGATTGTGCATCCAGTGTGGCATACTCAACCGTAAATAATATCTGGAGCATGTCATACACGTGGATGTCCATCTGCTGGTATCCCAACAGTCCACCAACGTTATTCGCAATTGCATAATTTCGAAAATTTACAATATTTTTATTGATTAACGGGAATCTATCGGCTTTAGATTCAAGTTTTCCGCCGCTCTCACTGGCAACATACTTGCCAACATAAATACCATCAAGCCAAACACCATTTACAAAATCATAAAAACACCAAGGGCAATAAGAACCTGGTATATATTTTTTACAAATGATCCAAACGCGTTTTGTTGGAGTGTCCAGCTTGAGTATATAAAATCGTGGTATCCACCTGAATATGTTGCCCAGACTATCCGTATAATCAACAATCTCCGAAAAGATCTCCGCCAAATCAAAATCATTCGTTGGTGTGCTTGCACCCTCGCCTGCATTTGCCACCATACCCACTGAGGCATTTGTGCGCGTCAATGTCACCGTCGCGCTTTTATCCCAACTTACGCCATAAACAGCTGAACCCTTCCAGATCTCGGTAGCCTCAGAAAATGGTGTTTCGCCCAGGATTGTTACGATCTCATCTCTACGCACGTTACACCTTACTCAATAATTTCACGGTCCGTGCAGCTGTTTGTACACTTGCAAACACTGCTTTGATATATCTGGCATGATAAAAATATGAGATATTGACAGGCGTAATCTTACTCGCAACCACCGGAACGGAATATTCCGACCCTGTATCTGGGTTAAGAACACGATAATAATTCGTTCCATCAATGCTGGTTTCAAAAGTCATATTCGTACCGTCTATTCCCGCTGGAATCGCCACTCCACAAAATGTCGAACCTCGCATGTCGCCAGCTGCGGACTTTGTTCCATTCAGTGCCACCACCACATCCACACCAAATTTTGCTACTGGATAATTTCCTATTCCCATGATTCCTCCTTCCCGTACGGGCAAAGCATTTTTATCTTTTCAAAATGCTTCCTTCGTATCGTACGGGTAAAGCATTTTTATCTCTTCAAAAATGCTTTACCCTGTTCTTTACACAATAAAAAACAGATCCATCACCTTCGCGCCATTCGGCGTACCGTTTAGCGCAAATAGATTTTTCTCCACCTCATCGCTATCCACGGTCAACGACCCGGTATCAGCCGAGCCATCAAACAGCTTCACCAGCAAACAGGCAGCATTCGCCAGAATCGCAGGCATCCCAAATTTCTTGGCCATCCCAATTGACACAGTGTCACCACTACCATTTGTCTTAATCGGCAGCTGAATACTGGTCACCTCTTTAAATGCCTTCACGCCTTCCACCTCAGTGGCAGCATTAAGTGCAATCGTATCGGTAATCGTCGCACCGGCTGCATTTTTCCCGGTCACAACCACATTACCAGCTATTCCTGCAGCATTCCCTTTAACAGTCACCGTCCGTGGAAAATCAGGATTGGTAATTCCGGCGGTAATCGTTTGTACACCCGTTGTCAAGGCTGTCGCCGCCAATACGGCAATCGCCGAACTCGCAGCTGGTGCAATCTGATAATGTCCAACAAACCCACGGTCAAAAGGCACTACCCCCGCCTCACCCTGGATCTTCTGCCCTAAATTTGGATTAAAAGGGTAAAAACTCATATTTTCCTTCTTTCTTTGTATGGGTAAAGCATTTCATCTTTTCGAAATGCTTTACCCCCTAACACCTAACACCTAAACCCTAACACCTATCAGGGCACCAAAACCGCAAATGGATAGCGGGTGCCTGCATTCGTATTCACACGATTGATCGGATTCGGTAATTGGAATCCCAACCGCATGTGCAGTTTCAACGCCACCATGTTCTGCTGGAACAGGTTGCTGATCACGACACCGTTACCATCCGAAATCACACCCTGGGTGCTGATCTCGAATTCAATATCCTGGCGGAATGAATAAACCAGATGTCTCCACTGCCCGGCAATCAACGGATAATTGACCGAAGGCACCCCGTTCTCCGGGAAGTAAATCGGAGTCCCATCCAGGGTGTATTGCATCGGTGCAGCTGGATCCCGATTGAAAATCGGAACACCCTCTCCGGAGCGCACGCCACGCAGCTTGCCCTTCATACCCAGATGGGCATAACAACCGGTCACGCCGAACCCATCATTTTCCACCAGCGCAAACAACCCGCTCTCGCCCAGAATGTCATCATACAGGTCTGCGCCTGTCCCGATGGTCACACTGTGCCCGGCGGCTGCCGCAGCGGTAACAATTGCGGTTGGCCACGTTCCCGGTTTGTTGGTGCCAAACAATACGGCAGCCTCAATCGCTGCCATTGCCGCGTTCTTCATTTCCGGCTTGATCTCATCCCACAAAGGCACCTTGGCATCCCGCAGGGTATTCTTCGCAATCGGGACGATCACGGATAGATCCTCTGCGTAAATAACCTTATCCTCCCAGTTAACCTCGGAGGTCTGGGCTAATCCGGTTTCAGATCCGTTAAAATACGCGGTTGCCATCGCGCTCAGCACGGGCAATTTTTCCTCATAAACCGACATGTTGCGCAATCTGCGCGCCATCTTGAGCATTGCGCTTTCCTGCTCAATGGAATTCAACAATTCATAACTCACTTCGACTGGGACAATACTGTCAACATCAGCTCGATTAATTACACTATCGTATGGCATTTCAATAACCTTTCTCCCTCATCGGGTCTATTGCACCCTCGTCCGGATCCATTCGTTCATGTCGGCTTTGCCAGTGTTATTCCCCTGGTTGCTGCCCTCACCCGCATTTCCTTTCGGTTGCGGTTCACTCCAAAACATTTCCGGATAGGACGCCTTAAGTCCATCAAAATCAATTTTTTCTTTGGATACCAAACCATCGGCCTGCGCCAGCAATAATGCCGCTTTGGGATTCTTGATCCCGGCACCAATCGCCGATTCATAAAACTTCGCCTGCAGTTCTGTTTTCTCCAGTTTGTCAACCATCCCGGTCAACTTGGATTCCGCATCACTGCCTTTATCAGCCAGATCACGCAGTTTTTTGAGCTCTTTCAAATCATCCTTGCGTAAATCCCTCTCGGATTGCAACGCAGTTTTCAATCCACTCACATGCTCTTCAAACATGCTCTTAATTTCATCTGTCTGATCTTTCAACCACTCTTCAAAATTCGTAGGCATCTCGCCCTCCTATTTTTGTGTTTCGAGCTTCTCGCTCGATGATTCAGATGATGAAGAATTTTCTCCACCATCAAAATTTCGTTGTTGCATCAGCAAAGCCTCTGCCAGGTTTCTCGCCTTGCGTTGGTCTGCCTCATCAATTTCATTCTTCACCCGCTTCAATTCCGCCTGGGTCTTGCCCCTCCACCGCAGGCTCGTCATCAACGGGATCCCGCTTGTCACTTCCGTTTGGATCGTCTGAGCATCCGTGTAAGGTTGGATCGTTTCCGGTCGGTCAAATACCGGTAACACATCCTGACGGGATACGTCCAGTCCCTTTGTCTTAGCCACAAAAACCGCCAGCTCTTTCAAAACCGGCATCATTCTGTCAATCCGATCCTGCACCTTCCTGTTCAGCGGCGCTTCCATCGCAATCAGCGCCTCTCCAGATGGATCACCTCCTTGCCTGTAAAAATAATGCTTCGGGGTCCTGCTGATCACACCCATGCTCGAGGCAAACCGCTCGATCGATTGAATGTAATTTTTGAGATCCGTGGAGGAGAATTCACCCACCTGGGATTCCTGTCCAATCCCGTCTCCTCCCGGTATCTCCCAAACCGCCCCCGGTTCGCTGCTCAATTTTCCATCCGTCTGCGCGTTCGAAATAATCCAGCGCTGTCGGAAGGCACTGAATTCCGATGCAACCATCATGTCATTGATCAATTTATTGACGGCATTCTGCAAAGGAACGATATTTTTGAGGTCCGAATATCCCCGTTTATTTAGCTTAAAGTGAAAAACTGGCACCATCTCATAAGGATTTTTCGCTATACCTTTTTTGCCTTCTTTGGTATACAACACAAATTTATCCGCGCTCGCCACATCATCGCCTTCAGCAATGTAATATTCGATCTGCTCCGGATAATACAGCGTCATCCGTGTGTACTTTTTATCCGCAGTCACCCACAGCTTGGCTGCATATTTCTTTTTCCTCGGATTTTCCACATCATAAAAAACATGGCATACCCGCGGATCGTTGTAATAGGTCCCCTCTCCAGGCCACGAGATTAAATAACCCTCACTCGCCACCATCATCGCTTCAGCCACATCATCGCTTTCAATCGAAAGTTCAGATAATTCATATTCCTGGTCCAAAACAGCCTGAACCTTTTTATCTTCCACTTCCCAGCGTTTAAAACTGATCCGCTCTTTGCAGGTATCAATCACCACAGCGCACCAGTTCTCGGCAAAATAAGCGTCCAGCCCCTTAAAAATATTATGCAAACGACTGGCGAGGTACATCAACGGCTGGTTGCCATCGTAATAATCATACAATTGCTGGTAATTCTTTTGTTTTAATCGGATCAAATCAAACGCCTGGCTCAAATCAGTCATGCCCAACTCCTCTGTCTCATCTTGCGTTGCTCTCCCTTCCCATACATCGGCCACATCTTAATCCCACCGCTGATCGTATCCACCTGGTCATCATGTTTCCGCTGTGGGAATCCAATCGCCTCAGATAAAAATGTCCGCGTCCATGCACCCCGCACCAGGTAAACCTTGCCTGCCACGCATCGGGACCGTAAAGGCCGCGCCCGCGTAACCTTGTCCTTATCCACCGTAATCGGGTAAATCGGCACATTCACCAATCTGCGATTTTTCATAAATTCCCGGAACGCCAGCTTCTGAAAGGCGTTTGCTTCCACACCCCACACCACATTCCGCTCTTCTGGGGATAGCATCACGTCCACCATCACCGAAACAAAGCGGTCATACTCATGCACCCGCACCATATCCCGGATATACAGATTCGCATCCGTATCAAAAGCAATCCGTCCGCATGCATTCCAGTCCGCGCGCTCACTCTCACCCAGGGCAATATCCAGATACCCCATCCAGACCAAACCTTCCGGAGCATGATCAATAATCTTGAAACTTTTCTGGTCAAAAAATCCACCGCTCAACAACCTCGGCAGCTGCTGATACAGCGAGGAAAATTCATAATCCTCAATATTCGCAGCGATCTTATCCAACGCCTCGCGTGGATACTTCTCCGGCCATAACGCCTCCCCGGCTTTGCGGCCCAGCGCATCCCCCATTTCCATGGTTGGCAAGTAAAGGCCTTCCAGTAAATTCTTCTGAAATTCCTCCTCATTCGGAGCATATTCATCTTCTTCCAGTGCAATCGCAGGCAAAAACAAAACATCATATTGATCTGCCAGTGGGTCATCGCTCGCCATCTTTTGCAGCAAATGGCCAATCACATCATCCGGATGCCAGCGGGTATGGATAATCACAATCGCCGCACCATCCTCAAGTCGTGTATAAGCCGAACTGTTCCACCAGCTGATCACCCGTGCGCGATGGTCCTCACTCTCCGCCTCTTCCCGGTTTTTGAAAGGGTCATCCAGAATCAACAAATGCGCCCCTTTACCGGTAATACCGCCACCCACACCAGCGGCCACCACACCACCCCGATGCGGCTCAGCCAGACTCCAGCTGGAAGCGCTCCGGCTGTCATCGGAGAGAGAAACACTATCATCCACCGATGAGCGTGCGCCAAAAACATTCTGATACCGTTCCAATTGCAAATAATTACGCACCGAACGGGAATTCTCCGTCGCCAGGTCAGCACCATAACTGGTCAAAATAACCCGCGAATCAGGCTGTCGCCCCAATAACCACGAGGGAAAAATCTTGCTCACAATCTCAGTCTTCCCCGAGCGTGGATGAACCTGAATAACCAATCTTCCAATTCCCTCTTTACCCTTGGTCGCAATATAACGTTCCACCTGTTCCAGCTTTTCAGCAATCATCTTATGATGAGGGGCAGCACCATACCAGGAAAGCAAATATTCGGAAAATGCAATCAACTTCCGTCTCGCCAGCGCCCTCCGCGCCAATTCCGCGCGTGCACTACTTGAATTATTCGCCTTCTTAGTCTCTTTTACCGTCGTAACTGCCATCTTTTTCCTTCTGCCTCAATCCTCAATCCTCAATCCTCTTCCTGTGAGCCATCAGCTGTCAGCTGTGAGCTATCCTTCATCGACCCCGCCAACCGGATCAACTCCTCATCCGTCATCTCATCCAGATCCTTCAACCTGGCATCCTTAACATTAATATTCTGGCTGGGGGTGTAATCGCCCAGCATCTTCAAAGCCAGCTCCCGGTCATTATGATTCTTATAATCCGCATTGGTCGCTGATTTAATCAAAGCATCATAAATATCTGCCCGGTGCTCATACAATGGAGCTGCCTGGAAGGTAGCAATCACCTCGTCAATCGCAGGGTTGCGCGTTCTCCAGGTATAAATCTGTCGGTCACTCGTCAAACCCAAAACCTGTCGTGCCAGCTCATCCTGATTTTTCGGCCAGCGTGTTTTCTTCGGGCTGCCAGCCCAGGCAATATAAGCTGCCACACGCCACGGCCAGCCAGCATCCCGCAATTGCAAATAATCCTGCATCCAGGGAGTTTCATCCAGAGATCTCACTTCCAGCGCCTGGCGTGCGCTCTCACTTCTGCGCCGCGCCTCCTCAGGGCTCACCCATCCAGCCTCATCCGTGGATGTCTCCTCCAGAGGAATATCCAGCCCCAAAGCCAACTGCTGAAAATGATCAAAATCTGATTTATTCGGGATCGGCATCACTCACTCCTAAATAACGCACCCCGCCAGTCTCAATCGCAACCCATCGCTCGGGGTTATCCTGGATCTTCGCCCACATATCCGTTCCGCCAATATCCAAAATCGGTACGCTTTCCCCGCGCACCAAATCCCCAACATCCGAGAATCTCACTCCTGGACCCGTCCGCACATTTACCTTCTGTGTCAACACCGTCCCGATTTTTCCTTTTCCTGCGGTTGTACCCGTCTCCGGCGGTTGTGGCGGTTTTGGTGTTACCTGTCCACTGCCAAAAGCAAACTGTTTTATCGCTTCCCACCCTCCCGGGATATAAATCCGGCTGCTGCGCATCTCCCAAAAATTGAAACCAGGCAAACCCAATCGTTTCGCGGTCGCCATAAAATCAACCATCTCCGATGCCTTTGCCTCCCAGCCATGCTCTTTATAAGCTGCCCCGGTCGGGTAAATCGGAAGTTTATAATTCAGGTTTTTATACTCTTTCAAACATCGTTCCAGCTGCGCACCCGCATTCGTCGCCCCGGCCCAATACACCTGCGGAGCGCAAAAATCGCAATACGGCATAAACGCATCAAAAACAAATTCACGATGCAAAACCGGAAATCGGTACGTAGATAACCCGATGGGCAAATCCGGAAAGGCAGCTCGCAAGCGTTTCATATATCGTTTTGCCTGCTCAGCCATCCCGGGTTGTTTAAATTCCAATTCAGCATTCACCACAAACCCGTCCAGATCAAACTCCCGGATCCGTCGAATCGCCATATCCGCTTCCAGCTCTGGGTAACGACCATAAATATATTGCCATCCCCAGGCAGAGATCCCGCGCATCCGCAACGCAGCCACCAGCGCAGGCACCCGGTCATGTCCCAACGGATCGATGTTATAACGCCCCGGGCCATCCGCAACCTTGATCCACGCATTAGTGATATTCGCCTCTTCCAGCAAATCCGCAATCTTATTAACATCCCCGTCCTCGGTAAAGCGGATCATCCAGATAAACATCCCTTTGCCAAACAACATCTCAACCACCAATCACTAATTTAATCAAAAGCGCTGTCAAACCCGCAGTGCTGATCCCCAATAACCATTTCAAAATATTATTGGTATGCACCAACGCGTCTAACGTTTTCTTGATCGTTTTGATCTCGTTGCCATGCTCATCAATCGTTCTCCACGCCGCATCAATCCGTCCAGACAAAATTGGCTGACAACCGGCTTCGCGTGTTTCCACCACCCGAACCCTCTCTTCCACACCACACATCAACTTCTCCAACCGCTCAAAGCCTTTTTCCATGCGCTCTCCAAGCGAGCCGATTTGCTTTTCCAGACCCCTCAACTCGTTATCTGTCATAGTAATGTCATCCCGCATGATCAGGACCATCACCGGCACTCGGTTGCGATCGTCTCAGCAATGGCTTAATAATCAAATCATGCAGATAACCTGCACCCATCCCAAACATCACACCGGTCAAAAGCAGTCCAAAAATAGTAACGGAGAATGGATTCTGCACCTCAGTAATCACCGCAAATAATTCAGAAATCAAAAAAATCAAATCAAGCTGGTACAGGAAGGCAGCCCAAACACCCAGACCACATGTAAAAATGGAAATCAAACCCTCGCGTAATTTCGTCTTACTCAGCCACTCCGCCAGCAATGGAAAAATCGAAACAAGAATCCCCTCAATCTTCCCAAACAAAAACTCTGTCGCAGTCTGAATCACCAACGCCAGGAAAAACATCACCCCCAGCATCACACCCAACGATCCACCAATCGCCACCAAAACATCCAGAATCAAACCCAAACCTTCCATCTCTTCTCTCCTCTCTCTCTTGTAGGGGCTGGGCTCGTCCCTGCCCCCTATCACCTATCAGCTATCAGCTAACAAAAAAGCGCCCAACACCAGATAAATCCGATGTGGGCGCTCATCTCCACGGTCAACCAGAACTACATCCGGTCTGCCACTTTGGCAGTGAGGAGCGGAGGGACCATCTCCTCACTGCCTATTAAATTGTCAAAAACCAAAATTCAATAATTGAATATTACATTAATATTTTAACACAACCTGAATCAGTTAACAACCCCCAATAATCAGCCTTTTCCCGCGTTTCCTGCACAAACCCAACCCAAATAACCAACAAAAAAGACCAGAGCCCCAACCCTGATCTTTTCCCTGTGTAGAATCCATCCTGTAAGGGTAAAGCATTTTTATCCCTTCAAAAATGCTTTACCCATCTTTCTAAAACCAACAAAAAAAGACCAGAGTCTAAACCCTGGTCTATTCCTTCTCAAAAGTTATTTCTTAGTAAATATCAATCCCTTGCTCACTAATTCGCCCCCGCTTCCGATTATCAATCTTGTCGCCTCTGGAATCATCTCTTTCACGAACAATTTATCAATATACTGATAATCCTTTGTCCGGTAAGCCCATTCCGCCGCTGTCAGCAAATATACGTAATCAGCCAGTTCCCGGCTCGTAGCATCATCCTTAAGCCGTGCCAACAGACTTTCCAATACAGTCCAGGCAAGCCAGGACACAAAACGCGGGTCATAATCATTCCGCTTTGCCAGTTCAACATCCAGTTCCCATTCCCCGAATTCCGGGTCTTTCGCAGTTCGCTTACTCATTTTGTCAGCTCCTTATTCAAATCCGTGAACGCAAAACCCTATTGTGGACGTCAATTACAGGAGCTGACAACTCGGAGCAATCTGTTTCCACAATAGGGCTTTGACTACAAATATTTATGCACTTGTAGTGCAATTGACTTTTAAACAAAAATGCCCGTCGAGTGTCAGCTCACCTCCATTATAGCATCCACAAAATAAAAGTCAATCCAGCGCATTCTCTTTTACTCCACAAGCTCAGTCTCAATTCCAAAATTCAAAAACCACGCCGCCATCCTCACCAACTTCACACCAAGCCAAAATCGCAACTTAAAGACCAGGCTATATTTTACATGAACTCGCAACTTCAAATTTCCCCCATCCGGCAACTTATCCAGCACAAACGTTAAATCCTGAATTTCACTCGCCATCACTCACCTCCTCTTTTGTCAAGAAATTTTCAAGCATCGAAATTTTATTTTCCAACTGATAAATTTCATTTCTCAAATTTATAGTATCTGTTAAATAATATTCAGTCTCTTTCAATAACTTTTCATATGCATCAAATAATTTTATGTATCTTATTATTAAAGGCCAATGCGGACCAGAAGTTCTATGTTTTCCACGATATTTATCCGCATAATATTTAAAATCGTCAAGTTCCTGTTGTTTTTTCAATGCCAGAAATGGATCTTTTACTTCAGTAATTGATCCATCTTCATGCATAATTGTCAATATTTCCTCATGTTCCGTACCATCATGATTAATTGCTGGAAATACTACATTTTCCAACTCTAAATCTGTAGCCATTGCCTTATAGTCTGGTGGACTAACATTATCATCAGGAAAAAGATTACCATTGCACTTGGGACATACTTCAAATTTGAATACTGTTTCTAATTCGATCTTTAAACCACAATGTTGACATTTAAATTTTTGCTTATCCATCAATTATCCTCTCTTATTGTTTGTTCTTTAATTTCAATGACGATCTGTTTTGATTTCAATTGACATTCCAATTCAGGATAACTACTCCACGGAAACTCATTCCACACCATTCCATCCAGCTCCCGTCCAGCTCTTTTTTTACCAGCACGCATTACCAAAGTTCCATCGTTGAAAACAAAAGGCTTACTATCCGGATATTCCATCCTAAAAACAGAATGAACCCACTCCCCCCACTGCTTAAAAAAGAAAGGAACATTCCCCGCCAGACACTGATCCCGAATCCCTCTCACCCAATCCGGATGCATCGGTCGTGCTTTAGGACCACTCTCCCCACCAGCAATCACCCAATCCAAACCACCTGGCCAATTTGTAACAGCACCGGTTTTTCCACCATTCGGATTTGAATATCTTGCATCCCAAAGATCCACCGGACCCAATAACGGCTCACAACTCACAAACCTTACTGCAGCTGGTGTTTTCAAAAGAAGAGGAATTCTTTCATCAGCAGACCGCTGATCCTCCACACTCACCCCCAGCCAGACATTAGGAAGTGGCCACACCAATTTCGGCATCATATGAATCCTTCCCTCATAAAGCCACTCCAATGCACTCTCAACATACATCGTTCTCCTGGGATGATTAAAATAATTCCGCATAATACGGGAACGTTTCGTCAAAATCATAAAAGTATGCTGTGGGCAGGCAGCCGCCACCGCGAAAACCTCATCAATAAAAGAACACTCATTATCATAAACACGCTCATGAAACAAATCACTCATCGAATTCACAAACACCCGCGATGGCGTCCTCCAATGCATCGGATCCCGCAATCGCTCTGGATGGATCCTCACATCCGTGAATTTACGGTCCTTCCAAAAACGCCTGGCAATCCCCTCAGCATAACAATGCCTGCACCCCTCACTTACCTTCTCACAACCGGTTACCGGATTCCAAACCCGATCCGCCCACTCAATTTTCGTCTTCGTCATTTTCATCCTCCAGACATAAAACTTTGATTTGAGGTAAAACCCCAACAATGCCATCAATATCCAATTCACTCGCAGTTGGTGGAATCCCACTTTGCCCTGCACCTGGCAATTCCACAAAACCAAATAATGCAGCTGGATCCGCTTCAGCTGCCGTCAATATGGCTTTCACGAAATGAACTGCAATCCTGGCCATTTGATATTTACTTTGTTCCTCAGCTGCTCTTCTTTTACCCCCAAAAGAAAATGCCTTTCGAGGGAGCTTGCAAATTAATGGTTTGAAAGCAAATCGGTATGATCGATCATTCCATTGGAAACGAATCATCCAGGCATATCTACCAGCAGATTGGCCACTCATAAACATAATTGCTTCAGCACCAAAATCATCTAACAATTTTGTAATTTCTCCCTGGCTAACAGCTGGATGTACTGTAGTTTCCCAATAATTTGCCTCTTCCGCATATCTAAATTTCATCATCATCCTCCTCAAAATCCATAAATTCTTCGTACTCTTCGAAATCTAATTCAAACTCATCCTCATCATCATCAAACGAACAAATATGCCGACACTCATCTGGAACAGGCAATCCACCCGTATCATCCCAATCACAAACACACATCGCATCACAAATCGGACAATTATGCATCGTTTCCTCCTAAAACCTTCCGTAGGACTCCGAAGCATTCTTCTTCGGAGACGAGCTATCAGCTATCAGCTTCTTCCCAACCACATGCTCCAGAAGCCTCACCACCTCCTGCTCCCCATACCGACCCACCACAACACATGCCTCCCCACCCGGCACCTGTAAAATCAACCCTGGTGGGAAAATACCATCATTCACCCCACATCGCACCTCCTCCCATTTAAAAACAGTCCCAATCGGGAAATCCTCCAAGTCCTCATACAACTTTGACTCCCTCGGCGCATACCCAACCACATAACATTTAAGTGTCATTTTCTTGCCCCTTTCAACTTTCGCCTTGCGCCTTTCTTCCCCGCACCACCATCTCCACCAACCGATCCATTGCCTCTTGCCCAGGGATCCACGTCCGCACCGACCCACAAATCGAGCACCTCACATCCGCAACATACCCCTCAACAATCGCCATAACATCCACCTCCGCAGGCTCCACCTCACCCGGATCAACAGCATCACGATACAAAAGCAACTTTCTCACACTCGACCCATTCCGCCCAACCTGACCCAATACATGCCCGTTCTCACACCGCCAAGCCTTTGAATCATCCATCAATAAACCTCCCATCCGGATCAAGAGAAGAAGAGAAATCCAATTCAGTCTCACCTTTCAACTTTCGGACATAATCCTCATCCAAAACACCATCAGACATACAGAATTCAAATATCCTGTTCGTCACCATCTGCCTGATTTTTGCACTCGAACTCGTGATCTTGATATTTATCCAATCCGATTCTTTGCCCATATCTCTCCTTTCTTTCCAAAAACTACAATTGCGCTCGGGAATGGAGCATTCACTTTTGATTGACCAAATTTCAATCTTCCTTTTATAAATCTGATTTCATCTGCCTTCATAACAAAATCATGCCAGTATTGAGTATCGGTTTTTGCAGGTATCAAACATACAACCAATGATTTATTCAAACTTTCTAAATAAGCCTTTTGAATCCATTTCTTTATTTCTCTTCCAAATGGAGGATTCATAAAAACAATTTCACCAGCCCAAGATTGATTCAACCCATCTTCTTTAATAGTGAAATACTTCTTGCACTTATGATTTTTATTTGTTGCACACGGATCCAACGTAAAATTAAATTCCCTATTTAATTCATCAAAAATATATTGTGGTGTTTCCCATTCATTTGATTTGCTCATAAATACAACTGTGTTCATATGATTTTTCCCTTTCGCCTTTCACCTTTCCCTATCACCTAAGCACTACAAACCTCTCCGGCAGCCACCCAGCCTCAACAACATCCACCTCAACCATCACCCAACCATCCTCCCAGGCAACCACCCGCTCCGGGATCCCCTTCGCCGAGCGCACCAACAACCGCCTCGGAAAATCACCCACATACCCCAGGAACGCCTCCACCGCCTCGTCCAACGTCTCCCGAATCCGTTTCGCAGAACCCAAACACCACAACAAAGCATCATACTTCTCACCCTCTGGTAGCTCACCAACGTGGGAGAAGAAAGGCTCCCGCACATACCATTGCAACTCCAGGTAAAACATCCCCAGTTTCGACTCAGCCCACGTCTTTTCCTGAATCTCACCCAACTCCCGCGAATAAAACGGGACCATCTTTCGCCAGGTAGCCACATCAATCTCAGCCGAATGCATCACCCGCAGCGTCCGCAACCCAAACTTATCCACCACATTCTCCACCACCTCACCAGCTGGTCTCTTCTTTTTCATCTCTTTCGCCTTTCGCCTTTAGCCTAAATCCTAAAAACTAAACCCTAAACCCTAACACCTAACCCCTAACCTCAAAACCTAAACGTCCTCGAATCCCTATCCCGTCCATCCTGTAAATAACGATCCTTCCTCACACGACCTTCATCAAAATCGGCCTTGATCCATTCATCCAGTCTCACATCCGGAATTCGAACTCCAAATATATGAACCACATCCACAGCACTGCTACGCAACCAATCTCTTGCCTCTTTCCTCATCCAGCTTTCCTGGTGATAAACATCCCGAATCGCCCGCACCAGCACAGCCGCCATCAGCCGACGTATACCGGAATACCTATATTCCATAACTCCCCCTGCTTTTTTGCATATCAGTGAACTTCTCTATTTTTACGAAGTTCCCAAGTTCACCGCCATTGCAAATGTTTTTCCTTATATATATCTTCTTCTTTATACAATTTTTCACTAAGTCCCCAAGTTCACTACTTGTAAGTAAAAAGTTAGTAATAATTAGGAAAAAGTTAGTAAAATTTATGTTTTTATAACCAAAATATAACAAGTAGTGAACTTGGGAAGGTAGTGAAGGTAAAAACGGGGTTTGCAAGGATATTAATTTGTTTTGTATTTTAATCTTTAAGCGACAAAACAAATTTAATTGCCATATACCCCAAACAACCTTCACTACCTTCACTACTCCCCTAAATTGGTTTTTATAGTAGTTCATTTTGTTTTCCTTCCACCTTCTTAACCGGAGCAATAACAGGTAAAATCGGTGCATTGTGATCAGGCGGGTCAATCCCAAACCGTGAGCATAACGCCATGATCCGGTCTTCCTCATATATCGCATAGTAATTCCCTTTAAACGGCCCATTCGTCGCCCGCTCAGTGGAAAGTTGCAAATTATTCCGCACAATCGCCCCAATCCGTTTCGGTCCTAACTTCTTCCTGGAGTATTTACGATCGCCATCATCCTCTTCGTCCTCGCCATCCTCACCCCGGTTTTCCTCATCAATCACATCATTCGTCGCCTTCGTGATATGTTTCAAAGAAAAATCCCAGAAATGACCGTTCTCATCCACGCCAATCGGGTTGCCACTCCGGATCCTTACCACAGCCTCCAAAACTTTCGCATCCAGAGACATCGACCGTTCCACGATCAGCTGGCGGTTATAGTTGCGGATAAACCCGTCAATTTCCTCCTTCAGGTCTGGCTCATCCACAATTGTCTTCAAAGCCATGGTCACCTGATTCAACCTTGGCTCAATCGATCGATCCACCGTGTTGTAATCCACCTCAATTTCCGGCTGCAGGTATTTCATCCGGTAGGCCAGCAACAAATTCCGGATCTCCCTGGCCTGTTCATTAAATGCTTTCGGCAGCACAATCGGAATATCCAGCCTGGGGATCCCGCCACCCATTTCTTTGGTAAGGCAGCGCGATTCAGTCGCCCGATCCATAAACTTTTTTCGCGTGGCAATCACCTTCGGACCATAAACATCGTAAATCTTGACCAGAAAACCACTTTGTCCGCTGCCCTCAGTCCTCAAAACCGGTGAACCCTTCATATACCCGGAATTCAAAATTTTGATAATGTCCGAGCTCTCATCGCTCTTGGAAAAATCAGCCTCATCCAGCACCAGCGTACCCCGATACCGTTCCAGCATCCGGAAGATCGGAGATGTAGTAGTAGCCCCGGCGGTAAAAATCGGGCGATAGCAAAGAATTCCAATCGCCTGGATCATTCTAGACTTACCAGTCCCATAATCGCCTAAAGCGCGCAAATATGGCAGCACGGTGAACGCATCATACATCCAGGTGAACAAAACATAATAAGAAGCCAGGCGTTCATAAAAACTATCAACATCCAGATACCGGTGGATAAAACTTCGAATAATGGCAATCAATTCCCGTACACTTCGCAGCGGTACAATCTTGGATGGCAGCATCACCACTTCCTTGGTCATAGCATCTTCCGGAAAGGGAGGAACAAAACGTTTATTGTCATAATCGTAATAATCCGCTTCCTCAATCGTGCCATCCGGTTTGCGAATTGCAAATTTTGTATAATTGCTTTCTTTGTCATACAGCAGTTCAACCAGCGTCTCATCAAACCACCTGCCCATCGTCTCCACAAACTCAGTCGGTTCCTTGGTCTTTTCTCCGCTGGGAGTACCCGACAACGTCTTCAACACATGACTGAAATCCCGCAGGTTCAGATCCAGCGCCTTCGCCAGCTTCGAGCGGTATTGTGCCAGCAAAACACTATCCATCTTGGCAATAATATTCAAAGCCTTTTTATGAGCATCATCTCGCTCTGCGCCCATTTGTTGGCCAGCCCAAAGAGCCACAGTTTCGGCATAAGTAGGAGCTGCGGCCAGCAATTTTTTCGAGCGCTCAACCTGTGTTTCCTCTGGCACGCGATTACGAACCATACTCAACAACCAGTCATTTGCGTCTTTGCCATCCGGCCAGCGTAAAATGCGCGTCATCGGTCCCAAAATATCAGCATTTTTCCACGCGCTCACCATACCTGCCTGGTCATTGTCCGGACCCAAATACAGGGTAATATGACCCCGCATCCGCTCCCCAAACTTCTCATCAATACTCGTACCGGCGCTCGCAACCGCCACCACACCCAATTGCGCCAGGCTGATCGCGTCTGCCTGTCCCTCAACGATGACACATACCCGTTCCTGCGGTTTCCACACCCCATTAACAAAAATCTGTCGATCACCAACCAATTCTTTTGGCAAATTGTAGTGATTTTTTTCATGCACGCCTCTGCCTGAGTAGTATCTCACCCGCCCAAACAAAAAATGCGGGTAAACCAGCATATCCTTACCCACCAAACCGGGGATATAACCCTGCTCAACCCACTTGGATTGTCCCTCAAGCTTATTTTCGCGTAGCCACGCGTCAACCTTCCCATTGAAACCAATCAAACTTACCGCTGCAGGGGATTCTGGATCCACGCCAGAGACAACGAATTCACCCCGCAGGTGCTTTGCAAAATCCTTGCATTGCTCCGCAGTACCGGTATATCCCAACATATGTTTTTCGATCGTTCCCTTGGTCCATCCCCGCGAAAGAGCATAATTCAAAGCATCGTCATTGCGCATCAACCACCCGGAAAACACAGAAACAGCCACCTCAAACGCATCCTCCCTGTTCCTGGCAGCAATCCGTTCTTCCACGGTCTGTTTTCCCCAGTTCGGCTCAGGCATTCCAGCGCGTCGGCAAAGCAGCTCAATCGCGGTCTTGAAATCGCAATTACTGCGCCGCATCACCCAGTTGATCACATCCCCCTGCTCATTCCGGGAATTCCAGTAATATTTCTGCGTATCCAGATTCACAACCAGGCTGTCATGCTGGTCAGCTCTGCGATATTGGCCAGTCTTCTTCCCGAGCGGAAAACCGTCTTTATCAATAACCTCATCAATTCTGTTTGCAATTTTTACAAGTTCAACGATATCGTTATGATCTACCATGTCACCTCATCCCATGTCACCAAATCGCAGCAGGAGCCTGGCACGCGCAGTCGCCGCGCCCACAGAAGCAGCAGATTTGCCGCACCCCTTGTCCACCAACTGGTCTGAATTTTTCTCGCACTCGTTGCGGCCGTCACCAGGGAAAAAAATGGGCATACCCCCCACCCCCTACCTGGCACCACCTGGACATCGCTCCCCACCTTATGCGACATAATTCCATGCCATAAACAGACCAAAACCATGGCAATCCCCGCCAAAATCGCGCACTTAATGTCGTATAAGTTGTAGTTATGCGACATCCACCCCAGCCCAACCAACGCCTTTTCTCCACGCATCCTCGCTCACTCCTCATTTATCAGGTGAATTAGTGAATTTACTGTTTTTTACTGCTACTGACTTCATCCCCAATGGGGAAGGTGAAGACGGCATCACTCCAACATTGCGACTCACCCGCATGCCAGATGTTTGACAATGTACTCTTCGCGAGATCAATCGCCCGATCCGCACGATCTAAAACCTGCAATGATGGACCCAACAACCCACTCATGCGACCATCCCGCTCGATCGCCTGGGTGATCCGTAACCGCACCTGCAGATCCAACAACATTCCCGCAGTGGATATCGCACTCAATGCATTCTCCACTTCTGCTCTCGTGGTTTCTTTCGCCTCAGTCATCCTTGTCATTCCTACCTCCAATCCCAAACAAAACACGCTCAATCGCATCGCACACCGCTGCTGCGACAGCAAAGAACGCAATCACGCATAACCAAATTAACACAATCACAACATCGCCACTCATTTCTCCTCCAGATGTCGATCACCGCGCTTTGCAGCTGCACACAGTGCATAAATAAAAAACCAGAAATTAGCACCAATAAACAGCCCGATCAAAAACCAAATCAATCCGATTGCGAATCTACTCAGTTCCATTTTCTTCCCCTTTCTTCTTCTCCTCATAACCCACCATCATATCGCGATAGTCATCCTGAAAATTCTCTTTCCAATCCCTGTATGTAAAAATAGAGACCACTATTGTTATTAAAAGAATCAAAACAATTATTATTGTGATAAACAAGCCCATTTCCCTAACTCCTCTCCACAAACTCACTCAAAGATTTTTCCCGCTCTTCTGCTTCCCTTGCCCTGGTTTTATGGTCCAACCAGGAATCAATCCAATATGCCAGCACTGTCCCAAAACCAGCCGAAACGACCACGACCCACAAAGCCACCGCAACCATCCATCCCTCAATCATCTTCGTGATCAGAAACAGCACCGTCAGGGGAATCAGAAACGCCAGCACTCCCATCAGATAACTCGCAATCCTGCCCGGTCTCTGTCTCAGTAGCAGTAGATTCCAGGGCAGCCAATGCTCCAACATCACCACCAGCAACGCGATCAGCGCCGCAATCGTCACACCCATCCAGTAATTCATCTTGATTGTTCTCCTTTTGCAGATCTATCGCTTTTCGAATCAGGCTGGCAATCACAACGCAATAACCATCCAGCTTATAATCCGGAAGGGCAACCAGAGTTGTTTCAAACACAGCCTGAAATTTCATAATTGGGAAACCAAAGGGCAGATCAAGGAAACCTGCCCTATCAAACTAATTCTTAATTTGTGAAAACCGGAGATCGATCCGTGAATCGATAAAATTCACCAGTTCGTTCATCGTGTAATTGGAAAGGAACGCAACCAGAGGCGAATCAAACTCGCTATCGGAATTAGCCATCTCCTCCTCGAGAGGAACATACTGCGGCTCTGGGATGGTTGTCACAAAACGATCTTTGTATAAATCAACCAGGTAAGAAATGGCATCACGAGTAGATAATTTCTCTCGTTTTATGATCCAACCAATTACATCCCCCGTTTC